GTGCCGTGGTAGAACCATTCTTACCAGTCACCGTAAATACACTGCCTCTCGGCGTTGTGATCCGGATATCTTTCTTTCCAGCCATCTTACTCGCCTCCGATCTGCCAATGCGGAACCGTACCAAACCGGTTGTCCGACCAGCTTGTAACCTTGCAGTGCTTCTGGAACACGGCTTTCAGATCTGCAGGCTTTTCAATCTCAATCTGACACTCTCCCAGGACAATCTGATCATCATTCTGTATGGTCCAGTATCCATAACCGCCACAGCAAGCGAACTGATCCGGCGGAAGATACTGCCCTGCTTCCGGAATATCCGCGGGAATCCGGATTTTGTAAACCTCCGCACTTTTCAGTCCATTATCCGTAACTGCAGTCTTATGGTCCACATGGACGTGGACACCATGCAGAACGGTTCGGATCCAGGTATCGTAATGTGTGGAATCACCGCTTATTCTGTTATAAATTGTAATATCACTATTCGTAATCATCATCCACCACCAGATCCATAAGTCCTGTATTTACCAGATATACTTCTGCAATCCTGTACAGCATCGAATCTACTGATCGGCTTACATCAAACGATACTGAATACCCATCGTTGTTCTCAGATGTTATTCCATCTCGCTGATCATACTTATATGCACAATCACACATCTCACAAAGTGCTGTCTTTGCCTTTGCCGGCCAAGCACCTTCTTCCATTCGGTCAAATGTATATCGGTTCAACCTGGCACTCATTTTTACTTCGACAGATTTCCAATGGCTCTCTGGAATCAAAGAGCCACCAAAAGAATCCTTATAGTATTCATATGTTACATTCACCTAATCACATCCTACTCTGCTACAGCAGTATGAACATAGATACCATCCTTTTTGTTGTCTTTGCATTCTGCAATTCCAACTGTTCTGTATCCGAATTTCCATCCATCTGCAGTCTGGTTCTGATCCGGAGAAATAATCTTAGATACAGTGTGTTTCTGGTACTGAATTGCAGCCTGCTTATCAACAATCAGGAAGTTCATTGCAACTGCACCGGTTTCTTTTGTAAATCCTCCGGCACCAGAAGCATTCAATTTTACCTTATCGTAAAATCTTCCTGACGGAACCTTAATGATTCCCGCGAATCCTTCAATTGCTTTTTTAGATGCAGTTGTGTCCAAGTCCTCAATCATTCCATACACTGTCGGGTTGATGAACAGATAGCATGTACTAAGATTTGCCTCAGCATTCTCAATCTTTCCTCTTGCAGTTCTAAGTGCTGCTAAAGCTTCTTTTCCTGTTGCAAGAGCAGCCTTTACTGTTGTAACACCTGGAATCTGTGCATAAGATGCCAGTCTGTATGCATCAAGTTCCGGTACAACCTGGGTTCTTAAAAATTCCCCTGAAAGACGTCCGAATGCAATTCCGGCAGATTCAATGTTATCCATTGCATCCACATTAAACATACGACCTCTGTCATAAGCACATTTCTTTGTCTCATAATCCAGAGTCACGTCACCGGCTACATAACCAGTGCTTTTGTTATAATCCGCAAGCCCCTGCATAGATAACTTTGGAATCAGGATCTCATTTGCGTTTGCTCCCTCTTTTACCAGCTCATTCGGTCCATCCAGAGCAGCTGTTAATGATGATAATTTATACACCTCATCCAAAAGTGTTGAATACTGTTTTCTAAGTGCAATAGTATTTGCCATTCTTCCTTACCTCACTTCCTATTTTTCCGGCAGTCCCATAGCAGCTCGAAGTGCAGCAACATCATCCGCTCCCGGATCTGCACCGCCCCCGCCGCTTGTACCACCAACCGGATTATTGATTGGTTCATTTGCTCCGAACAAATACCCATCAGACTTCTTTACATCCTCAAGTGCCTTCTTGATATCTTCGGACTGATTCTTAGATTCTTTCAGAGCATCAATATTCAGCATGGCGATTACTGCCTTTTCATTTCTTCCGCCAGCAGCCTTCACTGCTTCTTTAACAGAATCCATAAACACACGGTCAGCTTCTTTTGCTGCATATTCATCATCTTTCGCCTTTAGATCGCCCTGAAGCTTCGTAATCTGTCCCTGCAGATCCTTCACATCCACACCTTCAAATTCTTTCAGCCTGGTATTTACATCATCCAATGAAGCCTTGTAGTTGTCCCTCTGGGTAACTGCGTTATCGTACTCGCTTTTAGTACGATAATTTTCTTTCCAAGCCTTATCGAAATCTGCTTTCTTATCTGCTGGGACTTCCATTCCATACTCTTTCAAAATCTCATGAATATTTTTCATAGTTACATTCCTCCTGAAATATTTTATTGACCGCTCTTTCAGCGGTATGGGATATAGCCGGGTAGACCTCCGGCATGGTAGTTGTCCAGTTTAATGCCATATGACAGGGCATAAAAATAAGACGCTTACCCCTGCGCCTTAAAGGGAGATATCTGGATCGCCACCTTCCTACGGTTCGATTCGATCAATGTTATACTCAACAGCACAAGTGTGCTCGATTCTACATCCTCTTGCATCCTGCCATCCTTTCGCAAAATATGCGATATCTGCACCTGCTAAAAGTTCCAGAGATTTTCCAAGGAACCACAGTGGCTTTGCATCTACCGGTGCTTCCTGGAAGAATGAATCAATCACTTCTACTGGCTCGCCAATCACCTTCTCTGCGCTCTCGATTGCTTTCTTACGCTCTGTCAGAATATCTTCATCAGACTTTCCTCTCATTGGCTGACTGATAAATAATTTTTTCATACCGTTTACCCTATCCTTTCTTAAAAATGAGTATAAAAATACCACCGGTCATTTCGACTGGTGGCACTTACTCTTCTTCATATCTATATTTTCCATTACACACATCATCTTCATCCGTCCATAATTTTTCATCAGGGATGCCTTCCGGAAATGCTTCACAAACATAATGCTCCCAATTAAACCACTTACATGTCTCACATCTTGGGAATTCTGTTCTAAATCCTCCGCCAAGGAAGGATGTACTTTTCGATGAGTTTTCTTGCTTCATTCGGGATCACTTCTCCATTCCTATATCTCACAAATGCTTCAGCGAGACTTTCTCTTCCATCTCTCTTTTTGTCTGCATATTTTGAGATTCCCTTAATAAACTGACTCTTTATTTTAGCATTCAATTCCATATACTCTTCTGCCGTAATGCAATTTTGAAATGGCATTATATGCGCCATTTCATGAGCAATATAATCTTCAAAATTTCTTCCTGCCATTACGCCCTTATTATAACGCGACCGCATTTGCATTTCAATATTTTCAAAATTTCTTCTACGATTAATCACCATACTATGCCTCAGAATTCCTTCATCGTCTAGATACGCTCCCGTGACAAAAATATCTCCTTTTTCGAGTGCTTCGCTCTCAATTAAATCAAGATATATAATGTATTCCGAATCCAGCTTCTTTATCGCCGCATTGATTTTCGCTTCAATTTCTTTACTTAATCTCGCTTCCTTGGAAACTGTATCCGGAATAGAAATTCTCATCTTTGGATCATACTGGCTCGGTGCAATTCTTCCTCGTCCATCAATGTAAATCCTTTCTCTTTCCTCTTTCAGCCCCATTTTCCGAGAAAATGCTGCATATTCATTAAGCTGTCCCTGATATTTGGCTTTTTGGAGCATAACTTCCTGCCGATCAGCACCGCCATCCTGAAGCATCTGCACCTTTTCTCGCTGCGCTCTCATTGCTGTTTCCATTTGGCGTTGTCTCTGCTTTGCCTCATACAGGGTGTACTCTTTGCCCCGGAACTCTTTTGGCTTGCTTTCCTTCCTGTTCTGTTCTTCCAGCCATTCATCTGACCAGTTACGCCGTGAAATGCCAGGAAAGAACGGATAATAGGCATGGTAACAGTTGGCTCCCAGAAGTCCTGTCACTGTACCAAGTCCGCAGACCGAATACAGCTGTTCCTTTGTCCAGACACGCCCTTGCCATACCGCATGAGTTGGACGAGCTCCAGCATGCCACTCAACCTCAAAATACTCGGTTCCAAGCTTCTTTGCATTGTAGTCTGCTATTTCTCCGGTAAGGTTCGCTACACCAGTCATCACAGCTCTTCTAGCAGCCACTTCTACCCGGCTTGCATATCCGGATCCGTACTCAATCTTCCGAAGTCCACTGTTTGTCAGCTGCGTGACCACTCGGCGTAATACGCTGCCATAGTCAAATGCTCCCGTCACAATGTCAAAGCAGGCATTGTCCAGATAGTTGCTGTAGACCTGTGATAGTGGTGTCAGGACTTTCTTGCCATTGTAATCTAAGTAAAAGCCAAGTGACTTAGTTACATTCTCCAGATCTTCCAGACTCTGCCGGATAATAGCATCTGTGATCTGCTTGAGCTGTTCATTCTTCTCAAACAGGATAAACTCTGCATTGATCTGTTCGTAAATGTCCTTGTTCCGGACATATTCCCAATCGATCACTTTATCGTACAGCTCAAACATTTCCGGATAAGACGCATCCAGTGTTTTCTTGATCTCTCTTTCGATATCCTCGGAAGAATATCTCAGAATCCGAAGTCTATTGATCTGCCAGTCTGCTGTACTGGTAATCTCACCGGTCTTTTTGATCCGTCGGGCAATGTCCTGCAGGATCCGTTCTTCCAGACCTATGTACCGCGCTGCAATCTTACTGGCAATCTTTTCTTTGTAATCATCCCGCATCCTACTCCATCACCTGATTCTGCTCTGGTAGTTTTGCTTTTGCAGTTTCTTCATCCTCGTTGTACCATTTCATCCGGTATTCCAACAGACTCATAACCCCCATGCTTACATCCTGCCGATCTTGCTGTCGTTCCGATTCTTCGTCTGCCAGAATGGAATCGTTAAATTCGCAGGTAAACTCCACACCGGACATATAAGATCCATTGTAGAACGCCAGAGCAGTTACAAATCCATTCAGGCACTCTTCCAATTTCCCCTGAATTGCAGTTACACGGTTGTATTTCCTTGTCTTGGAAACAAGCACCTCAGTAGCTGTCTTATCTACCTCCTGTGCATCGGAAAGATCTCCGTAGGCAAGGCCTACATTGAATTCGATTTCCCGTTTGTATTCTTCCAAACCTCTTCGGAAGGCTTCATCTCGCATCTCTGGAGAATATTCTTTATACAGTTCCTTATCTTTTCCATCATCAAGATTCAGCCCTTTATACAGGCGTTTCTTTAATCTCGGTAAATAGGTCTTTCCACCGCTCTTCTTCAAAGCTCTCTCGTCAATATGGATTGCACGTTCTCCGGAATCGTACTCCCAGTCCAGCCGAGCTCCCTGGATGTCTGCTTTTCGGATCAGATTCTCCGCAGACTCATAGATCGATACGCCACAAGCGGATCCGTCCACCTTATTCTCAATCGGATTTTGGTAATATCCAAAGTCCATCTGAACCATCCCCGGATAAATAACCGGTCCCGGAAGAATGTTCGCCCATTCAGGCACTTCTTCCAGACTGCAGATCTGCCCGATATCGCTCTGACTCTGCGAATGATAGCATTTATTCTCAATCGTCAGATTCCCATTCGTAAAATAGTGCCGCTCAACTCTGGTATAATAATCATTCTCACCGATACACTTCACAACCAGAAAAGCAATATCGTTTGGTGTTCCATCATCAGCAAAACTGATCACGATAAATTTATCTGCTGCAACATATTCTGCTGCATCTGGTCCAAGTGGTCTAAGCACCATTGCTCCAAGTGCCAAACCGGTCTGCAACTTCTTGTTCATGTCTGATAAGCTCTTCTGAAGGACCCTGTCCATCTTGTCATTATTCAGGATCTTGGCTTCCATCTCCACTAAAACGGAATCTGCGAACTCACGGCAAATCCCCTCTTCCAGCTTCAAAGACTCTACAATATCGCTGCACCAGTCCGCATTCCCAACCAGCATCTTTTTCCATTTATTGATGGCATCGATCATGGTCTGTGACAGCGCCACATCTTTGCCGATTATATTTTTTAAGGTCGTATAATTAAACATGCTCACTATCCTTCCCCATAGTCTTTTTAATCCATCAAACATCTTCCACCTCTTCTATCAGGTCCTTCATATCTCTTTCTATCGTATACTCAAATGCATCCAGACTATCAATATCGGTGCTGCCATCATCCAGACGCTCATCCTTGTCCGTTACATCTTTGTTCCATACCGCATCGGAAAATGCTGTCTGCAGGGACTTGCAATCGTCTGTTATCCAGAATCTTCCCGCTCCCATAAGCCTTACCGTGCAACGGATCCGGTCAATAATCGCTGCTTTCCTTGCCTTTCTGACAGTGATCCACGGGAATCTTTTTTCTACTGCATTCCGGATAGAATTACCAAGTACGGTTTCTGCATTGTCGTAATAAACGGATTCCACGTTGCAATACTCCACATAATTACCGCTTTTCGCAAGCACCCCGTATTTATCGATTACCTCCTGAACAAAATCGCAGAACAGCTCATCCAGCCTATTACTGTCAATATCTTCCTCTGAATCCTTCGCCATGATTCTCTTAGACATTACTGTAATCACATCTGCATAATCATCTGTGCACCCTCTGGCAACAAAAGAATGACCG